CTGGCGCGGGGCGAAGTGTTGCAGCTGCGGATCTGGTAAAATCTGTCATTGGCGTTGAAGTTCCAGTTGCATAAGCCGGACGGCCCTGCGCTGCAATCATGGATTGATTAAGTCGTGCTGGCGACAAGATGCCGCCTTCTGCCCCTACCTTACTTGCAGCATCACGAACCCCGATAAAGTTACGATATGCTTCACGCGCTTTGGCAAGTGCAAAAATGTCATCTGCACGACCAGCAGCAGTCAACGCTTCATCTGTCATATCATCTATCAATGTGCGTAGAGCATGGGCAGATTTGCGTGTTGCGTCATCAGTAGAAACAGTCAACGAACCAATGTCAGACCGCCACACATTCAATCGATCCAATGAAATCTCTTTCCCGCTTTTCGCGAATGCTTTAATTTCGTTAGCAATTCCGCGAACTCTTTTCGTTAACAGCCCTGCTGGCACACGATCAACATAGTCTGTTGCGATTTTCAAAGCAGCAGATGCGTTAACTGTTGACGGGATTACATTGATGCCAGCAAGAGCGTCATCCATTTGTTTTACAATGAATTTCTGAGTTGCCGCAAGATTTTCAGGCGTTGCAAGTTTTGCAGTGCTTCCAAGTTGCTGCATTGTTGATGCGGTGAACGCTTTAAGTTGATCATCCGTTGCTTGCAGACGGCCTTCTAACCCCATCAATGCTTGCGACTGAAGCCCTTGACCTGTCGACACATCAACACCAGCTTCGCGCAAGACATTCGCCATGCGGGCAGTTTCATCATCGGCAATGAAAGCACCGGGCTTCCCTGTCAAAAATGCAGGGGCAACAACACCAGCTAACCGCGCTGCTGGTTCAAGAAACGATCCTTCAGTTGCATAGCCAAGCCCTTCGGAAAGAAGGCCCCCAAGCGCCGAAACTTTTCCGCCAGCGCCGCCGCCCAATAGTTCGCCAGTTGTGCTGGCAACACCACCCAGAAAACCCGGAGCGCGGTAGTTTGTATATCCGCCAGTAAGATCATTGAGCGCTGATTGAATGACCTGACCAGATATTCTGCTTGGTGGAACATTTTCTGGTATTAACCCAATCTTTTTGAGTCCAGCATTTACCAAATCATCAACCGTTCCGGGCAAACCAATCAACTGGGATGCGCCACGGACGGTTGCTGCCCCAAGACCAGTGCCAAGTTCCAAAGCACGTTGCGGCAAAGTTTTTTCTTGTGGCGGAGGCACAGGAGAAACTTGCAACGCTGCCATTGCCAATTCATTCATTTTCGCAGCACGTTCTGCCGATCCGGGTTGCAACTGCAATGTGCCAGCCTTCGCAGCATCAGCGCGTTCACGCATTATCAAGCCGTCGATGGCTTTCTTCATCGTTGCTTGATCTGTGCCATCAGGAAACTGAAGAACGCGACCGTCTGAAAGTTTGACGCCAATCATTCAAATGCTCCAGTTGCTGGGTTGTAAGTTAAAGTTGGCTGAACGGTAGTTCCCGAACCAGCTGGCGGCACAATACGAGCAGCAGCCCGCTCACGACCAAGTTTGACGATGTTTTCATAATCGTCCAAAGCAGCAAGGAATTCTGGTGTGCTTGTCGCTGAGTCCATCCGGCCAATTGCACGAGTGGCAGTTTGTCCTTCTGCGTTAGACAATGAACCCATGCCGCGAAGCTGATCAATTGCCGTCAAGAAGCCGCCTGCCGACAGTTGATTTAGTCGGCTTTGGAAGTCATACCCCGGTGTTCCGATAACAATATTCCCAACCGATGATCCGCCAGTTCCGACTTCCAGACCGGGGTGAGTTCTTAATTCATTGATATACCCCAGCGTAGTATCTGCTTGCGAAACCTCTTGAGGAGCGCCAGCGATTGCCTCGCCCCGCGTTGTGCCGATGGCGGTCGCCTCTGCCGCAAATCCAGCGCCACGAGTAGCCATGAATTCTTCGTAGCTTCCGTCACCACCCTCTGCTTTAGGGACAAATCCAGCAGCACGGGCTTGCAAATCCATTGCAACAAACGCTGCTGGAATATTTGCATCAACCGCCTCATCTGGGCCTTTGTAAATAATATCACCAGTAACTGCATCAACAACATTCCCCCCAACCACCACACCACGATTAGCTTCGGGGGATGCAATTGCGATCTTAGCCGCGCCAACAATGTCTCCAGTAGCTTGTGCGTATTGCAAAGCCCGTGCTGCTTCTGGCGTGTTAAGTTTTGACAACCACTCCAAGGTGCGGTTGCGCTCGGCTTCCACTTTGCGCTCTTCAATGCCACCTTGAAGCTGCCCGATCAGCGCTTGATTTGGGTTCATCGTCAGCCCCTCAAGGCCGATGGCAAGGCGGGCGCGGGCATCACGACCTTCTGGGCCGAACAACCCACCTAGAAGCCCACGGCGAGGCTGCTGTTGTGGCATTTGCTGCGGCATCGGCTGCGGCGCATTCTGAGGTAGCCCACGAATGGACATATCCGCGACTTGGATCACGTTAGGGTTCATGCCATTTGTGCCAATCCCAGCACGGCGCAGATCGTCAAGTGTGATAGCCATTTAGCCCCCCAAAAATCCAAACAAGCCGCCTTGAGCCTTTACAGCTGCGGCAAGGCGCGGGTCTTTCTTCTGCGTTAAGATGTTAAACAGGTTTGCGATAGGCGCAGCATCAGCATTCTGTGAAATGCCGCGACTTGCAGCAAACCTCGATAGCAGCCCCATGCCTTCAAGCGGGTCTTGTTGAAAGGCGTTCTGCATAGGCGGAGCAAAACTTGCGGTCTGCATTGGCGGAGCAAAACTTGTGGTTTGCTCTGGCATTGGCGAAACCATCTGACCAAGCGCATTGTTGAATTTATCAACGTAGACATTGCCAGTTGTGCCAAGAATGTCCTTGCGGTTGCCGCCCGTGGCTACAGGCTTGCCCGTGAACCAAACAGATGCAGCGTCTTGCGGGTTGCCGTATTTCTCAACATTGCCGCCAAACTCACCAGCAAAGACCGCATCCTGTGCTTCCTTGCTTGCCAAGAACTCCTCTGGCGTCAACCGCCGACCGAGATGCTTTTCAGTCCACGGGCCAATGTTGAAATCCATGACCTGATAGCGACCATAGGCGCGATTGCCTTTGGCAGTAATTGGGCCAAGCGCCGAATAGTCACCGCTTCCGGCGCTTTCGATGCTTGCGATAGCATTGGCCCAATCCATAACACCCATTAGTTTGCTCTCAGTTGCTTAATCAGACCCGTGTAGTTCACGCGAAGATAACCATCTGTGCCGCGCGAAACGTGCTTCGGATGACTGATTGCCACTTCATTAGCAATCACACCGAATGTCGGCTGCTTAGGATTAGCTATGCGCTTGCCTTCTTCGTTCCAATCCCAAGTATAGAATTGAACGCCATGAGCATTTCCAACTGGTTTGATATTTTCTTTGAGGCGGATGTCAGAAAGCGCTCCAAGACCCAAGGACAGATAGTTAAACAAACCGGGCTGGTTTCGATCAGTCTGCGTCTGCTGGCCCATATTTGCACCGCCGAGGGCAGCCAATGTAGCGTTGAGCGACTGACCGGGCGCACCCGTGAAACCAGCGTATTGATTGCGGGCCGCATCAATCAAAGCCTGATTGATGGCCTGCTGCATTGTGCCAAACTGCTGTTGCTGTTGGTTGATTGACTGCCCCATGTTGAAGCCCTGCTGAGACAAGTTGCCCAACTGGCCTGCCGCCGACAGACCACGTTGCGCCGCTTGAGCCTGAGCAGATTGGTTAGCCAAGGCGGCTTGCATTGCGGCTTGCTGGTTTGCTTGCTGTCCTTGAAAGCCAGTTTGCTGCCCAAATTCAGTAGCCCGCGCTTGTGCCGATTGATTAGCCAACGCCGCTTGGAGTTGGTTGGAAATGTCTTGTTGTGATGCGCCGAGAGCAGTTTGGAAACCCTGTTGGCGAAGTTGTGATGCCAACTGACCGCCCTGCTGTGCAAATGCGCGGTTGGTTTCAGCTTCTGCGATGCCTTGACGCGACCCGCCAAAAGCATTTGCTGCCGTTGCCTGTGCGCCAAGCTGGTTTTGTTGCATCAAGCGTTGACGTTCAAGATCAGCCATCGAAGCGTCAATAACTTGCTGGTTATACGGGTTCATATAGTTGTTAATTCCGCCAAACGCTGATCCTGCTTGAACGGCTTGCGGATTATAGCCAAACTGTGTTCCAACATTTTGCGCGGTCACGTTCATTGGTTGAGCCATGCCAGCCGCAGTCGTTCCCTGCAAAGCACCTGTGAGCGCTTGTTGGGATTGTTGGAATACGTTCCCGCCGAAGTTTGGCGTCTGCACGTTTTGAGGGTTTGCGCCGCCTGCCATGATTATCTCCGTGACGATTTGGTTGGGGTAGATTTAGCGCTGGTTGCATTGCTGCTGGTAAACTTTGCCACAGATGCTTTCGTGGGCGCAGGCGCAGGGGCTGGCTTGGGTGCTGGCGCGGCTACGGGTTTTGCGGGGGGAATACCAACTGTGTTTGATAGACCGGAAAGCAAACCACCAGAGAAGGTTGCACCGCTCTGCCCCGGACCGCCGCCGTCAAATCTATCTCGAATGTTGCGGTATCCTGCTGATGCCGGAGGAATGCCAATCGTATTAGCCAAGCCTGAAAGCGGACCGCCAGAGAAGGTTGTTCCGCTTTGGCCAGGACCGCCGCCATCATACATATCCCGAATGCTGGTAAAGCCGCCAGTTGCAGGGGTTCCGCTTGCACCTCCACCGCCGCCACCTCCACCGCCGCCACCCCCACCGCCGGACGACACTGGCGCTGGCGAGTTGGGCATTGATGTTGTCGATCCACCTTTACCGCCGCCACCGCCACCGCTCACTTGAACAGGCGCAGCACCAGTTCGCGGGTTGACGAACATACTAGTGATTGCATTATATTGACCCGGAGCGCGGACTTGCAATTCGCGCAAAGACTGATCGTATAGGTTGCCGGAGCTATAGCCCTGCACACCGCCAGCAAACGTCTGTGGTGCAGGCATACCCATTGACAGGTCATTGGTCCCAAGACCAAAAGCCCCTGCTGCTGTGTTGATGCCCTGACCCGCCGCCATCTGCATTGGTGTCATAGCCGCAACATCGGGGCCGTAATATGGGACATTTCCAATCGATGCCACATCTTCAGCGCGTCGAATGCCGCTTTGTGCCGCCTGTTCAAGCCAAGCAGGAATTTTAACAGTTGATGTTGTCGATCCGCCTTTACCGCCGCCACCGCTCATTCGAAGTCCCTTTCCAACACTGTCATCACTGGCCTGTATCCGTGCTTTGCAAGAACTCGTTCCCAACCACGCCGACCAGCAATTGTCATTGATGTGCAGCCCTGTGTCTTTCCCCAAGCAACGGCGGAGTCAATCATGTTGATGATCGTTTCCATTTCACCGCCAGCTAAAAAAACGTGCAGGACACTTTTCTTAGGGTATATCACAATCTCAGTGACAGCGCACCCCCTTTCTGCGGGCCACAATTGCATCCGCCCGCTCAAGACGCCATCGACAACATCCTGAAAGTCATGAGTGCCGCCGCTATACCCAAGAGCATCTTCGATCCATTTACGGCAATGCTCAAATAGCGTCATCCCTGCACTCGCATAATGACCAACGTGACGGACGGCGCAGATGGGGCATAGGCCGTTGCGGCGTGTGCTTTTAAACGCCCGTTAGTGCTGTCTACCGCCCACATTGCGCTCAACACATCGTTCGCTGCAAAAGTAAAGATTGCCGCCCGCGACACCACTGTCGTAGCGCCGTTGTTATGCAAGATTGAAACGATTGTGCTGCCAGCTACATCTGTTCCATTCACACGCGGCCAAAATCTAAAAGCTATATCACTGGCAGATGAACTGCTAATCTGCGCCGTAAAGGCAACTTCATACAAACCGCCTTCGAGAAAAGTTATCTCCGTCAAAGGCGACCCAGTTAGGGTTATGCTTTCGGATACAATATCGTCAAAAGCGATTTTGTAAGCTGTGTCAGCCGCAGCTGCTGTGATGTCGACGTCTTGGTTGAAGATTGCATAGCCATCGCCCAAAACAATCTGCCGCCATTCGTTGTTCTTTGAAATAACTGGATAGCCGTTTACGTTGTCCCACAACAAAACGCCATTTTCTGTCGGTGTTGATGCAGTGGTTTTGAAGCTAAGATTGTCCCAAAACCGTGCCAAGAAACGCCGTAAGTCTTCCCCCCAGACCCGAACGTCTTTACCTATAGGCGGGATGCCAAACCTCATCGACGGCCACTCGGCATTGCATCAATTCGCGGAACGCCCCAGCGCCAGCTTGCATTACTTGCACCAATAACGCGCATCGAAACCTGTCTGCCCGTAAACCGCACATCGGTCGGTGCAGCCATGCTATAGGGACCGTAACTCCGCTCAGTGTCATTGGGATGGAACCGCGTCTTGAATGTGACAGTAACTTGCCCCTGCGTCTTTTCGTCTGGGATCAGCATGGACGCCATCATTGTCGTATCGCCAGAGCCAATCTCAAACGGGCCGCTTTCTGCAAAAACAGTTTCAGCGCTTAGGTTATAGCCCGTCTCTTGGTTGTATGCGATGCCATCGGTTCCAAACCAAACAGGCGTAGCAAACACGCCAGCATCGATGCCGGATGTTCTTGCAAGCGTTCCAATCGTCCAGTGGTTTTCTTCATAGTTAAAAACGACATAACTGTCGCATTCAGTGTTTGTTATGGATGGGTAGAACCACCAAATCTCGTTAAATTTGGAGTTTGTCACGGCATGGACAAGGCTTCTTTGCGATGCGCTTATGTTGTTGAAAACGTAATCCGATACATCGCAGGGGACGTCTTGAACCTGACCACCAGCGAATGCAAAGAAGCCACGGGTTCCCATCCAAAACACACCGCGATCCACAGAAGCCGCGCAGCGCCGTGAAATAGCCCCGCAAGACGATCCAACCCGCTCAAAGCCATAGACGAAGGGCGGGCCTTGATATGTCGCTGCGTGGGCGTCCAGATCAGTAAGGATAAGTGTTTGACCGCGCGCCTTGATGCCAAGCATGATCTGGCCGCTTGATTGCAAATCAATGTCGCCAGCTTCGTTCGTCGCGGCAGGCGTCCAGACTGTGTTATCTTCGCGGTCGCACCACTGCACTTTGCGAACGTCACCACCAGCGCCAAGGGCGAACAGGAAGCGTTCTTCGGTGACCACAATCGCTAAATTGCTAGTGGGCGCATTTGTTATGACAACGGCATCATTGGCAGTGTTAAGCTGCCATTCGTAAATCTTGCCATCCTTGCTGGAGCAGGCAATCAGATATTCGCCCCAAGTGTCCAAGCTCCATGTCGTGGCTTCGCTGTAAATCCCATTATCTTGGCGCTGTGTGCCGTATAAATAGCTGCCATAAAACTTGCCGCCGTAGCCAAAGTTGGTGGCCGCAATTGCATCGCCTGTCGTGAAACTGGTTGGCGTGATGTCAGTGACAATGTTTGCCTCTGAAATGGCGAACAGCTTTTCATAGGTTCCAGCCGCCATCCGACGAGCAGAGCTGTTGTCACTCCATGCGATGGAACCACGCACCTTTCTGTCTGATGAGACGGTCGCCCGCGTCACCCAGCCCCCGATAGGCTGCAAGGTTCCTTCTATCCAACGGACTAGACTAGCATCACGCCAGCGACCTGATGCTTGATAATCAGTCCCATTGCGATAAATACCCGGCGGAATGGCAAGCGGGACAAGCGGCATCAGATCACCAAGGCAATCCGTTAAGGGTGACGGGGTTCTTCTGGGCCGCGATCTGCTGTGCCA